ATCCATAAGTTTCTTCTCATCGGGATCGCCTTCCTCATCGAGAAGTTGATCTGCGGCAAGATGAAATAGCCGCTCTCGGCGTTCATATTCAGCCCGTGCCGCAATAGATGTAATAAGTTTGCGACGCTTGAGCGACTCTTCCTTCTGTAGTTGACGAAGTTTCTCGATCTGTTCCTGTATTTCTAGGACCTTTCCACGAAGTCTTGTCCTCGTATGACCAGTGAGGTCCGAAATCTCAAGCGGCTTGTCGGTCTTAGAAACATAGACCATTTCATCCATGATTTTTGGTTTCCACCAGTAAGGACCCATAAAGTCGATAAGGGCATAACTTGCCGTACCTCCGGATGGAATTACCAAGCCAGCACGCATGAGAAGCGGTCTCCCCTGTTGTGTTGTGGCATCTTTGCCCATGACCAAACTGTGCCAGGCATCAAGAGACATACGCATCTTGTCACCCGCCTCAGACACCTCAAGCACGAGACGACTAGGATCCTTCTTCGGCCCAAACTCTTTCTTAACCCATGTCTCATCCTGGATGTCTTTACGCTCTTCATCAGTCACCTTCTCATCAGGTGCGGGCTCTGGCGTCTGTTCATCTGGCGGAAGAATTTTGGGGTTGGTTTGAACTTCTTTAAGTTGCCTGTCATTAAGTTCATCGGTGGAGACTTCTTCAGCCGACTCTTCCGGTAAACCAATAGGAGTTTCTTTAGGCTCTTCTGGCATAATTCGGCCAGGCATGACAACCTCGCTTGGCTCAGAAATCTCTGTTACATGCTCAGTCATGTCCGGAATATTTACAACATCGGGAATAGGGGGCGGTTGAGCAGCAACCGGTTCAGATCTTTTTGGCTCACTCACCCCTTTATCAAAAGGGCGGGTATTGCCCTCCGTCGGACCGTGCTTTCCTTCAAGACCCTCAAGCGTTTCTCGCTCTGATGATACAGGGCTTTCTTCTTCTGGAAGAATTGGTGGGACAGCGCTTTTAGGTACTGGCGCGAACCGCGAATCAGTTGTTTGAGGAAGTTGGCTCTTGAATACCTGTCGCAGCATGCGTCCATATTGCTGATCGTATCTCGTAAGAGCATTAAAATCTGGGATAGACACATCACTCACAAGACCGGCAAGGCCAGTTCGCCAACCCTGTAAATCATGAAGTTTTAACTGTCGGCGCAGTGCCTTAGCCTGTCGCACTAGATCAACAAGGCGAGTCTCAAGTTGTCGTTGCGCATCTCGCGCATTGGCATAAGCCTGGCGATATTCACGAAAGAGGAGTCTACGCGCACCTCCAGAAAGCCGTGCAAGAAAATTTGTCCACATGCCAGCCTCTTTAAGAATGGCCGTATCACCCGTTTTCGCAACAGTCTCAAGCAGTTCGTCAATAGTACAAGCATCTTCGTACATGCCAGCCTCGTCTAGAATCCTAGCTGCTGACGCAAGTTTTATAAGCGTCAAATGATCATTTCTCTTGATTTCCATCGTCTCCTCCGGTTTGCTTCGATTCTTCAGCAACGACTTTTATCTCATGCTTTTGCCGCTTTTCTGCAGCAACCCTGACCATCTCATGTAACTTCTGCTCCCCTCGCTTCATGGATGCGTGTAGATGACTCAAGATTTTCAGTCTGTCACGAGCCACAGTTTCATTCTGCCTAGCTTCAATAAGTGTACGTTCAGCTCGCTGAAGACTGGCGCGCATATTGATATGATGACGTTTCCAGGCATTGAGTTGCTGCTCAACGTAATCTAGGAGCGTCCTGGCATCAGTCGCGCTTGCCTCTTTGACACAACGTCCATAGCGATCGTACCACTGTTGGCATGCACGTCTAAAAAGAATGTCGTCCCTATTCATTATCTATCCTTAAATCGGTAGGGGTCCACCAGGACCGCCTGGGCCAAGGGGAGGTGTGGCGCCACCAGCGCCAGGAGCCGGCGCTCCACCCATTTCTCCACCTGGAGGAGGTGGAGCAAGTTCTGGCATTCCCATTGGTCCTCCACCCCCGAGTCCACCCAAACCTCCAGCTCCGCCAGGTCCACCAGGCCCGCCAGCACCAAGACCCATATCTCCTCCAGGTGCTCCACCTGGAGCCCCCAAGCCGCCTTCATTAGGTAGAGGTTCCATAATCTCTTGCTCTGGATCAAGTCCGCGAAGATCAGTGAGCGTCATAGAGGCTAATGCACCCTCTTCACGCTGCCTGATGGCGTCATTAATTGCCTCTTCGCGAAGTTTCTTTCGTTCATCCTCATAACTGAGACCAAGGCTTCGGTAAAGGGTCTGTAATGATGCTTGCTTAGTAGTAACCAGGCTAGAGATATTTGCTACATAGTCCTGGAGATCGTACAGATTCATCTGGTTCCACTCAACTTCAGGAACAATAAGTTTCTTCATACCACCTTCGAAAGTATAAAATCGCTGAATCTCGCTGATCGGCGCAAAAATCTTATTCACCAACCACTTTGCAATCATGTTACGGAAATTAAAGTATCGCTGTCGTAGAACCTCGAGACCGATAGATGCAGAAGCATAAACCGCGCTCTCCGTATCAATGACCGCCTGCGGAACCATAAGACCGTGATGAATATTTTTGATAATTAACTCTACATCACTACCAATGTCAAGCACCGCTCCAGACGCACCCACACGTTCGATACTCATACCAGCATGCGTAATAAGTTTAAAGTCCTTATCGTACTGTGCTTCTTCGATTATATTACGCCAAAACTCGATATCTTCGTTTGTCGGATGATACTCTCCCTCAGTAGTTCCACCAATCTTTACCAGCGTAATGGGGTTGACTAAACCATCTGCTTGAGCAAACTTGGCTTCGCGGAGTTTGTCATACAACATAAGATCTTTGAAAGCAGATACAATGACACTAGTTCCACGAACATCATATGGACTTGATAGCATCTTAAGATGGCTCACATTAAAGTTATCCAGCGGAATATTCTGCCCCTTTCGCACATGATAGAGAACCTGTTCTGGTATCTGCTTCCGCAATTGAATATCAGCAGGATTGTTACTAAGCACAAGTCGCTGTAGCACCGCATCAGGCCGTAACGAAATTACTGGCTCGCTAGCAACCACGGTCTTCTTTACATGAATGTAGTCCGGGTTCTGAACAATAATCTTACGCCACTTGCCAGTTTCCTCATCAAGTTCGGCATATGGGAAAGCTTCGCCAAGTTTCCAATATTCCAAGGCAACATCACCCAATGCGCCCATAAGATCCATCTCTTCAATCATATCAGCGAAAAACTGTTCCACCTTCTTATCAGCACACTTGACATTTAGTTTACTAATCGGATAAGTAGCATGTAGCGTAATGGCGTTCCGAACGATCGGGTGTAAATCAAAAAAGTTCCTACAGTTGTGAACACTTATTCCATACCCAACTGTGTATGTGTGATCCTCCTCAACCTCAATGTTATAAACTGTCCCAGTATGTTTTTTCTTTGAGACGGATGAAATCCATTGGATGAGTTTTCCATTCAACACAAACGAGCATCCATCTCCAGAATGCTGTCGCCGCACTTCTCCAAAACGATACATTGAAGATCGACACAAGGACGAAAATCGAACAGCGGATTTCCCACGGAATCTCACATAATATTTCGCCATAGTTTTACCATGGGTTGGAGACACCATTGTTTTCTTGCGGTGACCACGAGATACATGAGCCACCAGTCCGCATCGCAGGGCAATCATACGCATCTGGTATGCTAATTGCTCTGAAACTGTGCTTCCAGAAAAACTCTTCCCATTATATTTTTCTTGACTACCACTACCATCCATCCATGCCGCCAAAAATGACAGCAGAAACTTAGGATCAGCACAAACAAGCTGATGCGACAAACGCTTTATATACATTCCGCAGTGATCAGTAAAGGAATTTCCAAGCACTTCTCCGTAAGCATAAATCCGAGTCACAGATTGCTCTTTCCTGTGGTATTTGAACACGGATGCTTCTGGAAAGAACTTGTTAAGCAATTGTTCGACGCGCTCAATCTGCTTTGTCTTATGAGTTTCAAAAGTGAAGATCACCTGCCGTTTGCTTGCGCATCCCTGAGCCGCGTAATATCCCAGAAGTTCCATACCATCTGGGCTATTCAAAAGCGGATCATCTGAAACTGGCTCCAACTTTGGATCTGGCATATATACGAAGTCCCGCTCTCCAAGTTCTCCCGCTGCTATTTTCTGGAATTTATAGGGATTAACTTTTCGCCCGCACCGTCCGCAAAAACCATCTTTTGTCCCTCTGCCAGGCTTACAGTTTACCCACGCACACTTGTCATGGCATTGTACTTCATTGGCTTTAACAGCATTGAAGCCATGATTCTTGGTACACCATACGGTTTCCTGCGATCCTTTCACCTTGATGCCGACAACCTCTTCTTCCACCTCGCGCCAAAACAGTGCCGTTACGCGCCTAGGAACTCCAGAACCGGATAACACCATATCTCCAATTTTTACTTGTTCAATAGGTTTCCGCGTACCATCAGCCATCCAAACCATTGTTCCCGAAAGAAAACACCACGCGTTAATCGTAATTCTATCGCGCGGCAGGTTGAGATTTGCCATCGTGAATAGTGGCGAATACACTTCCGGAGCCAATCTTTCGACTGACGCTCCGTGCGAAGTTGCAGCTCCACCACCCGATGTTCCGATGGTAGCAGCGTGTTTCTGCATCAGCATTGCCTTCTTGTACGACGGGCTGTGCGCAACAGCACCCATGGCGCCGAGCCCTCCCTGTGAGCGTACACCAGACGCCTGATGGCCCGACACCCACTCACCTCGCCGCAAGTTTCCTTCATCGGACACAGCAGGCGTAGGCATGGAGGCTCCCCTTACTAGCGGGCTTCCGGAATAACTGCGACCTTCGCGAAGATGTCCCGAAACCACCTCGTCCTCAAGAGCTGCTCGTCGGACATCGGAAAGCCGATTGGCATACTTTGGAGACAGCCTCAGCATCTTTGGTGCGTTTTGCGCGTCTATTCCTCTTTTTCTTATAATCATGACGATCCTTTATTTCATCCGTGGCGCATAAGCCAGCGCTGCACGCGGAGCGGACCCGCGACGTGTATTTGGATTTACTTTGAACCCGCGAGTCTTTTCGAATTTCCAAGCAGCATATGCATAAATCAGAGCCATCAGACCATCGTTCTGTCCGGCTCCCTTTACATATGTGCGATATTCAAGTCCGCTTCTCCTAACATCCTTGCTCTCCATAGAACAACAGTGATCTACCAGCCAAGCGATTCTTTCGTAACTTCCCCATGGAAAGCGAATACTTCCGCGTCGTAATAAATTAAACATCTCGCCGAGCCACTTGTCTTTCTCAAGCACCATTTCAAGTTCATCAGGACGATATTTGGCACCGCCAGATACCTGACTCACATTTCGCGCCGTCTTGTACTTGTCGCTAAACATGCGTTTCAATTCACCCGAAATATCCTCGGCAAATCCAATATCGCCGACCGCCGACCGCACACCGTATAATCGAAACATATCCTCGATAAATTTAATCTTTGATCGCAAATCCAGTTTCTTGAGTTTTGCTGCATATTCCACAACGAAGCGGTCTTCATGATCCACCGAAAGAATTACCACACAAGAGTAAGACTGCCCACGACGTGCGTTGTCAACATCAGGCTTTCCACCCCAGTCAACCCCCATATAGACCGTTTTCTTACCCACTTCAATGCTTTTAACCATCTTACGCGACGGATCCCGGCACGCCCTGTAGATCTCCTCACGAGAGATTGGTAGACCTTCACCAGAATGAAATTCTCCCAACACCTCATTATTCCAAATACGATCAGAGACGAGAGGATTGTTCTGGGGCTTCTCTTTTAGAATGTTCTCCTTGGTGAAAATCGGAATAAAAAGCTGGTTGAAGTGAAATCCGACATAGGGCGCATCCTCTTTACCTGGCGTGGGAAGCCACTTTCCGCGCTCAATAGCCCCAATACGATCCTGTTCCTCTTCGCAGTTTTGGCACTTGACAATGTTCTCATAGAGCCAAATATCTTTCTCCCACTTATCAGATCCTGGCGTATATAGCAGAAAGTACTTGCGACATCGATGACACCTCAGATAGAATCTTCGCTGATCAGAACTTTGCCACATCCTATAGAAATAACTTCCCTTCTGCTTGGGCGTTCCAAAGTAAACCTGGACGCCATTTCCCTTCGATCCGTACTGCGCATGGGTTAGGCACTTGGTAGCAACCGAGATTGCCTGCTCCGACATATCCTGAACCTCATCAAAGAAGATGACATCTACAGTACGCCCTCGAACTCTCATGCCCTCATTTCCAATTGATTCGCACCAAAGCGTATTTCCGTGCTTGAACTGCTTATACTGGAGGCTATCTGTCGATTCTCGAGCAGAATCCTTTTGGGCTTCTACATAGGGCCGTATCTTCCCGGGCATCCGAGGATGCTCCATGTCGGAAATAAGACGTGACTCTCGAATCATCTTCTCCAACTTATCTTTGGAAAATGCGTGCATCATCTCAAGTTGCGGAAAAGCGTGGATAATGCGAATTGGCGGCTTTCCACCAAGACCATAAATGCCACTAGAAGTCATATACAACTCAAGCGCAGCAGCACCAACGGTCGCGCCAACCTGTCTTCCCTTAACAAAAACCACGGGACGACTATCATCTGACAAAGTCTTGGAGATGATATAGCGATAGATGTCTGCCATCCATTTCCATCCGTTTCCAGTAAGTTTCATTGGATGACCATCTATATTGAGATACGATTCGGTAAAATAGACTGGATCAACTTTTAACAACTCACGCTTTAGATTTTCAAAACTTTTTTCTGGCGTCCACTTAACTCGGGGCTCAATCATGCTGCCGTCCTATCTAATGTCTCGAACATACGATTATTGTCATCCCTATCCTGCTGACTCACGGATGTTCCGACATTTAAGCCAGCCACATCGTCCCCGCCATCGCTGACCTCTTGTTTCTCTTCGGAAAGTTTTCTACGAATGTAGTCAATGAGTGTATCGTTTACTTCAACGGATTCTGGCCTTTCGTCACGAATCATCTTCAGAACAGCTGGCACGGAAACATGCCCACCACGCGATAAGCACACATTGTCGATGAATGTCTTAAGTTTAGGATGTTCTTCCAATTCGCTTGGTACTTCCTTCTCAGCCTGTTGGTTTTCTTTATCAAGAGTTTCTTCAGCAATCTTGCTAATACGCGCGATCATTCCATCTATAACTTGAGCAGCTTGTAGATTGCCTTCAGTTTCGAATTTAGATGCTAGAGATACAAGTTGACGTACAGCCTGCGCACGTATCTTCATAACATTAATACTAGCCGCCTTTACAAGTCCTGTATCTACATCTGCCTCAAGTTTGTCGAGACCAATTCTCAACTTCAACTCTGAGACCTTCTCACTTATAGCACTCAGGGCCTTATTGGTTTGGAAGATGTTACAGATCTCTTGAAATGGATTTTCACCCTTGGCCTCACGCTTTAATTCAGCCTCAGCAAATGATTTCATCCACTCTGGAAGTGCGGAAGGTTTAGAGTATTCTCTATCTCGTCCTAAAGTCATAAGGTCACCTCTATGCGTAATACTGCGTCTGCCATTCGCCCGTACCTTCCGTACTGCGCGGATCTTCGTCATCGCCAATACGCAACCGGTCCTTGAAGGTAGGATAACCCATATCCGCTAAGATCTGGAAAATGGCGAGTTCCTCACGGGGAGTAATGCCGTACTTCTTTTTAGCCTTGCTATACAACTCGTCGAGGTTACGTCCGCCGGAGACTTTACCATTTACAAGGGCGCCAGAAATTGCGCGCTCAAAGGCTGTAATAAAATAATTCACCTGAGCAACACCAGCTTCCTTCATGAGGGAACTTTCGCCACGATCTTCGACACAAGACACACAGATAGGAAGATTCAGATCAGGGTCATGCCAAAGCGGGGCGGAACAGGTTTTACATGTCAAATCGTCAGAGCCTCTTTTGCGACGACGCATCTTTTTCTTATTGCGTTTCAGATCATCTAGAGCCTCTAGCATCTGCTCCAATTGCTCTATAC